CGCTGCAATAATAGTACGAAACATATTATGTTTTCCTTTCCTTATGTTTAAACAAGTTCATTGTAGCATAAGGAAGTGGCAATACCTAAAAGTTTCCTGTTACTATTTCTATTTCTGTTGGGTTTGCAATTTCTCGTTCAAGTACTACAAGACGATCTTGTAACTCTAACGTGTACTTGATTAGTTTTTGATACTCATTAGCGGCATGTTGTGCTTCAGTTCTAGTAATGCTGATACTAGGACTAACACCAATGGTTGCCTTCTTAACAAACATTTCTAAGTTATTGAAGTTTGGCAGTCTCATAGTTTCTTCTGTTTTTCTTGCATTTCAAACTTGCTCATATACGGTCCAACAAATTCATTCTTTCCTAGAGTAATTAACTTAGGGCAGAAACTTGGAAGCCATCCGCTCTCAAATTTAATAATGTAATAACCGGCGCAATAGAAACTTTGACTTTTAGCAGTCTTGGTATACAATGGTAGTTTACGCTTTAAGTCAAAAATGTCGTTAAAGGGCTTAAACTTACAAGGGAACCCATGTACTTCGAAGTCCTTGTTTTTATCTTCTGTTACTACTACTTCGTTGCCAGTAGCAAATTTAATTTTAGTTGAGTCACACAATGATTTAATATCCGCAAACTTTAGGCTTTTCTGATTAATAGTAAGAACGAGATCCTTGGTTTTCCGCAAGGTTCCTACCTTTTCTCCGTTACGTTCTACAATCCAAAACTTTTCATCAATGACGGGTTTAGCAAGCAACATCTTTATCCTTCTCCACGTAACTCTTTTGTAACCATTCTGCATACTTAGGTGCTTCGTCTGCAATGCGCTTTAGCTCATACTTACCACAAAACTTTAGGAACTTTGCTCCTACCATTGGGTTCTGTTTAGGAGCCATCTGCGATCGCATTGTAGTATCAATATACTCTTTAAGCTCTTCAGGCTGTGCTGTTAAGTCTACTAATACACGATTGCGTTCGTAATCATCTAATACACGATGCTCTTCGCCATTATGATCTGTCCAACGTTGCAACATCATGTTATTCCAGTTAAAGCCCTTGCTATTGCGATCATCAAAAGCTTCTAGCAATCCTACTTTATTCTTACTACCTTTTTTGCGTACACCAGGATAAGCACTAAAGATATTATCAGTTGCATCGCCTCGCATACACTTCTCAAACAACAGCCATTCAGGATGGACTTCTTTGTGTTCACCAGTCTTCTTATCCTTGACTGGCTTACCAAAGTCATCAAACACTCCATCAAGTGTAATCATATTATTAGATATGCCATTATACTGCTTAACGTTCTCGCTAACTAGCTGAACAAAGTCAGTATCACTGCTAACAATAACGTGTTTGTCTTCAGGATGCATATTAACAAACCGCGCAATAATATCATCTGCTTCTGCGATATCACATTGTAATGTGCTACAGTTTGCATTTTCTGTTAAGAATGTAACAAGGGAGTCATATGCTTCAAAGAACAAGGCATCTTCTTCTTGCTCTATCTCTGTCTTTGCTTGTCTAGCGGCAACACGATGTGCTTTGTAAGGCTTAAAGAAGTCCTTGCGCCAGCTACGCCCTTCTAGGGCAAATACGACATGGTCAGCTTTGCTGATACGCCATGCACGATTAACTGCACCCATTGTTACATGGATAGCAAAGCCTACTTTAGTCCACATATCCATGCCACGATGTGCAGCATGTCTAGCACGAAAGAATGTATTTAGAGAGTCTACGAGTAAATATGTCGTCACAATTACCTCATCAGTCCAGCACCGGGTTTAAAAGTTTTCTTAACTACTTTAGTATTCGTAAGTATACTACTAGATACCCCGGAAGTCAACCAGGAAAGTAAGAATTTAAACCATGCACTATGGCCATCTTTTCCATAATGTTGACTTCCATACTTAACTGTGTCAAACCCTTGGTCTTGCAACCAATTATAATAGGTCCCAGATTTCTCATATGGGCTAATGTAACTGTCGCCCCATAATTTTTGGTCATCAATATCATCTGCAGGATTATTGATAGTAAAGTGATTATACGAATTAAAGAACAAGTGTCGTATACCCTTGTCTTCTAACTGCTTATGTAAGTCCCAGATCTTGCCATGCCAATACTCGCATTTTTCTCTAACTACTGCTGGAGTTTGGTTAATAACCCATTGTTTATAACGGTCACCAAGTTCTTCTGGAACACTGTCAGTGCCACTAGCAGTTACTTGTATATAATCGCGTCCAGGTTGTTTCCATTCTTCACGTTCCCAGGAACTCCAGCCGATTATGATTATCTTGTCGTGTAAATTTTTACTGTCGCTAATATCGTCTACATAACTCTGTGTGGTTCTAAGTATACGATCGTTACTACTGGCACTCTCTGCCTCTAAGAAAAACCCTGTGTTGAGTGCTTGTGCTAATTTGTAGCCGTAAGTTAACGGCACAGCATCTGGATGAGGGCGGCGACCATATGCTGTATACCTAGGGTCATCTTCTGCAAAGCAATAGTCTTCAATTAATTCGGCACCTGCACTATGGCTATCACCGTTAACAAATATACTCATTCTATGTCCAAATCTTTAATTTTATGCCATAGACAATCTAATCCTATAACTAGTATTAGTATTAATGCAGGTTTTAATACTACTCCAAACAGCATTGGCAAACCCAGGAATAAACCCAAGTACCGTGCTAAGAATATAGTATAACTGTTTAGGTGTCTTTTAGGTATCGGTTTTAACATTTTTTTGTTTCAGTTAAGGGAGCATTGTGGGGGATTGCTCCCCCACCATGTTATTAGTTATCGACTCTATTGATACCGTTTTCATAAATGTCTCTAATTATACGGATATCTACTTTCTCTAATTTATTTTTATTTTGAAAGTATTTAAATTTCTTTGCTAATCCGTATGCAACACCGTTATACCATTGACTAGTATTTTTGAACTCGTTAAACCGTAATTCAATTAGCGGATAGCTATTTGGAATTATTTCTTGAAACCAGTTTTCAAACTGTTGGCCAATATTTGTGTCTGTGTCGCCAAAATCTGCATACTCTTTTAATGATAGAAGTTTTGTAAGACCACTCAACACCTGATCGTCAATACCATTGTCTGGATAACCTGTATCTATTAGTTCAACTGCTCTTTGTGTTGCACCTACACCCAAATCGCCCATTTTAAGACATTTTACAAAGTTAGGATATTTAACTAGCTTAATACGAGGTCCTTCATTTACCTTACCACAACCAATACCCATCGATACTAACTGATCTTTAACATAAAGAGCATAGGGGTCTTTGCCGATTACTTCACTCCAAAATAATTCTTCTGTAGTTAGTCTTCGACTAGATCCGCCATTCATTGCTGCAAACAGTCGGGCTGCATAGTCTTGCTCTTCTATATCAATAATGTGTGCTGGAACCTCTAGGACATCTGGTAAAATCTTTTTTACTAGCCAGGTTCTGTGTTGTCCATTGATCATTTCCAGTGTACTGTCTGGAAACCGCACACATGTTACATAACCAAACAAGTTCCAGTCTACGCCTTTGTGTTTTTCAATCCAACCGAACACATCTTTATGATGTAGATCTCTTTGAGTAACATTCATTTCTGTGTGTACAGATACTCTGTCACCAGGTGCTTGTATGCCTTTTTCATTTCCAACATAGTGTTTAAATTTTAGAGGGAGTGAAACTTCATTGACTTCTTGGGTTGATTTATTCTTTACTATTGATAACGTGTTTGCTGTTTTTTGCATTTTAATCTCCTTTAATGCGTTTTAGAAATCTTTGCCTACTATCCAATTTCAGCAAAGATGTTTATTTAATTTATTTTACTATAGTAACATCTTTTGTATAGTAATGTCAACTTTTTTATTAATCTTTTTTAGGTATCGGTTTTAACATTTTTCTGTCTCAGTTCATCTTGTAACATCTTAGGAAACCCAAGTGCTTGGTCTCCGATGTCATACCAGCATGATTGGCACAATGGTCCTTCCATTTCTGAACCGCCCAATACAATCTGGTTATTTTTATCTATAAAGTATTTAATAAAGTTTGCGGCCATAGTTTGGTAACCACAATTAACACAGGATGATGTCACAGGATAGGAACTAGGTTAAAAAGCAGATGCTCTACTGTTAAGTACCAAGCCCATACAGGAAATACTATTGCTAACAATGTACTCCAGAATCCGTTTGCTAATACTACGCCTGCCATCCATGCAATACAAAATATTAGTCCTACTAGACTTTGCATTATTTGTATTCTGCTTTGCCGTCACCAATCTCATTTCTAGTAACCATTGCTTCGTCTTTCTCATATGTTTCCATAACAACCTGTCTACACACATCTTGGAACCAACGATCAACCATGTCTTCTTCTACTTCGTTACGATATCCTGCCTTAAAGAGCATCTTAATAAACTGCGGATTCCAGTCAAGTTCGAATGCACCACTGCCAGGATTTTCTGGATCAACTTCTAGATCAATAACACTTACCCAGGGCTCGTCCTTTTCAGTTGCAATATCCTTGGCTGATTTCTTTGAAGCTCGTTTCGGTGCGGCAACTTTTTTAGCTTCACCTAATCCGATTGCTTTCTTGGCTGAGTCTAAAAGTCCCATTCTATAATTTCTCCTGTATTGTGTACTTCAAAATCTTGTATGTCATGTGGTGCTCTTTTTCCTAATACAACTGCCGCAGCTCTTATCGTATCGCTGTGGCAAACTATGATATGTGGTATTTCGTTACTTCTATCTTCTATCTCTTTTAAGAAACTATATACTCTTGATGCAGTATCTTGAAGACTCTCGCCATTGGAAATAGGGGTTTTCCACTCCGTCGGTGTTTGTAACTGTGTACCAGTTAGGTCACCATAGTCACGATCCCTGATAAACGGACTTACTTCTTGGGTCTTTTCCCAGGGAGTATTCTCGCAAATAATCTTTGCTGTAATGAAGCTACGGCGTAAATCACTGCAATATACATCGGCAACCTCTATATACTTATCTGCTAGATTTACTGCAACTTGATTGGCAGTAGAAATGCCTTGTTCTGTTAAATCAGGGTCATGCCATCCTGCTATTAAGTTTTGGACATCATATTCACATTGCCCGTGTGTTATCCAAATTGACTTCACAGTGCAAGTGCCCAAAAGAAAATTACAAAGCCTAAGACAATATAGAGGGCCCATCTTTCAGGGCCTTCTATATTTCCATATTTCTTAGATTCTTCCCAAACTTCTTTCCAATTGGGTTTTTTAAATATTTTCACATCCCACTCTTTCTTAGCTTATCTTCTATTGATTCGTCTAGTATCTTTTCTTCAATTTTAAGATCAGTATCTACAGGTATGTCAGGAAGCCCAGTATTATTATTACGTTCCCCAGGCATTGCCGAAAACGTCGACATGAAGCCTGGGGGAGTAACGATAGCCTTTTTTAAGCGCCAGTTCTGCGACATCTTTTCCGTTTTTAAAGTAACTTTCTGATGTGCCTCCGACAGCCATGAGGTATACCGGTGCATTGACTCCACTGGATCCAAATACCGACACAGCCTTGTCAACTTCATCCACATCCACTGTATCACAAACAACAAATTTGAAATACAGTTTACTGCCAGGAATATCGCTGTAACTACGAGCAATATCAGGCTTAATAGCGTCATCCCAATCATGTCCACTAACCGATAATTTAGGGGAACATGACCATGTAACATGTAATCGTTGTGTATTTGTGAGATAAGACTTGAAATCGTCGTGCAGAGTTTGTGTGGTATTTGTTTCAAAAGTAACATTTTTTAGATCCTTCATACGAGGATGCTCAAATAGTTCTGTATACATGCGCTGCCATCCTAACAATGGCTCGCCACCAGTAATTACTAAATGAATATCCTGACCATTTTCCTGTGTCCAACGGTTGTCTGGAGTTAAACTTAATAGATGATCTACTAAACCATCTACATCTGTGTTAGTTTGGAACTTCTTAAATGCAGGATGCCAGGCCGCATAACTATCACATCCTGTTGTTGCTAGTGGGAGATCATCCAGTTTCTTATACTTTTCTGGATTTTCCATAACTTGGGCTGCGATCTTAGTTGGCTCAGTGGTCTCTTCTCCACGCGGTAATCCAAAGCCGCCGCATGTGAAATTACAACCATACATACGGAGGAAGACACTAGGAACACCAGTAAATCTTCCTTCGCCTTGTACACTATAGAACGCTTCTGTGTATCTAATTTTCATGTATGCCTCTTATTTTAGTTTAGATTTCTTAGCTTTAAGTGACTTTACTTTAGCTTTAAGATCACTGACCATGTTTGGTTTGGTCATACGACGATCTAATTCAATTCCAAATTCACGACCATGTTCTTCAATCTTAGCTTTAGTCATTTGTGCAACGTTCTTATCTATAGTAAGAGCAGCATCCTTTACTAGTTTAGCAAGTTTAGCTTTCTCTACCTTTTTTTCAATAGCAGCAGTAGTGTCACCTACATCTCTTTTAGCTTTTTTTAAAATGTCTCCTGCAGACTTCTTAGCAGGACCCATAAAAAAATTACGTATTGTATTAAACATCATATTCTCCATCTTCTCTGTGGCCAACACGCATTGCCATGTTGGCGTCTGTCTCTCTTACCTCTACTCTGGAACACCAAACACGAGTGCCTGGCTCATATGCTGGAAGAAAGATAGTATTAATGTATTCATATAAGAAGTCAGATAAACCTTCGCAACCTGCTTTCTCAACTTCTGTAATCTTAGCAAGGCCCTTCTTGCCAAGTTCTAGTAGTGTTTCGCGCTCTGGATCATCTTGGGCTACCAGTAGCGTATGGTCGAACCAATCTTCGAGAT